CCGGAGTCATGCTGAGTATCGGCGAGGTGGACAAAGACGGATTCGCGTCATGCAACAGCATGGTTCGAGCCGACCTTATGCCATCCATCGCCTTGAGACTCTCCCACTCCAAGCAGCCATGTGATGCCGACGTCGAGCGTTACCTTCGACACGATAAAGAGGAGAGAGCCCCAGAGTATGCACCAATCATCTTTGAGGCTCTCAAGAAGGGCATTTTGCCATACGACGTATCACATCGTCGTGGCAAACTTGCCCCGATCCGCTATAACGCTATCGAAGGACTCGTCACCGAAGACGGAAAGGAACTGGCACGCGCGTTGCACGCACCACTTGTGTCTAACCCTGATGTCGTCCCAAATCGTAGTTATAACAACGACTTGGCGTCGATTCAGGGCAGGATCAACAAGGTGCTCAACGACGTAGTCCCACCAGCACGGTATATCAAGTACGCCAACGAGTTTTCGCAACTTGTTGTGCGGAACGCTGGTGCGGGATTCCCTCTGGAAATTGGTGAAGTGATTCATCTCCAGGACAAGCCGACCCAACGAGCTCGTTCGGAGATGGTCAAACACTGGATCGGAGCAACTAATCCCGTTTCCGTCAAGGCCTTCATGAAGGGTGAGTCGTACGGCAAGATTGCTGACCCCCGGAACATCTCCACTGTCGGAGCCGAGCATACACTTCGCTTGAGTGCGTACACTTACGCGTTCAAGAAGGATGTGCTTGTCGACGCGGTGTGGTACGCTCCGTGCAAGGATCTTGAGACCGTAGCGAATCGCGTGGTTGACATCGTGTCATCGTTTGATTCGGTCGTAGAGACTGACTTCTCTCGTTTTGACGGCACCATCTCCCGATGGCTCCGCGAGTACGTTGAGAGGACTGTCTACCTGCGCTGGGTCAGCCCTGACCACCGACAAGACCTGCGTGATCTGCTGGCAGCGGAAATTGATCCCCGCGCCGTGACTAGCAACGGATTGCCCTATGAGCCGGCCGCCAGCCGCCTCTCCGGGTCCCCCTTGACAACGGACGGTAACACTCTCATCAACGCCTTCGTCAGTTACGCTGCTGCACGGGAAGCGCAGGCGAGCGCTGAGAAGTCATTTGAGCTACTCGGTCTATATGCCGGCGATGACGGGATCTCTCCCATCAAAGCCAAGCTGTTGGAACGAGCTAGTGCCCATCTCGGCCTCCGCCTCAAGAGTGCCACTAAGACTGCTGGTGACGTCGGGTTCCTCGGGAGGAAATTCTGGGACGCACGCGTGTCGAACGTGTCGATCCAGGATCCCGAGAGGACTCTTCGTAAACTCCACCTCACCTTCGCCCCGCCGTCAACGTCCGATGCACAGGCCCTCCTTAACAAGGTAGCCGGTCTGCGCATCACCGATCCTGATACACCAATCCTTCTGGAGTGGTGCAATCTCGTCGAGACGTCCTACGGCGGCCGCAAGGGTGTGGTCGACGATACCGCGTCTTACGCCGCCTACACTTCCAGCCGTCTGGGAACTGCTGCCTGGCCTCCTGCCAATTACGACCAGGGCCTGGAGATTTACGAGAGAGAGACCTGCTGGAATGCCTCGGAGGTCGCGAACGCTGCGCTGTCACTACGCCAGTATTCGTGCATCACCGACCTGCAGGATCCTCTACTCGATAACCCACCACTCGAGGTAGCTATCCCCGCAGTCGTCGATGGAGAGGTCTTCGTCCCCGACAATGTGTCCGTCACTACTGAACCCGCCGCGCCCAGACGAGAGCGCCGCGAAGCAAAGACCGGCAGCCGCCGCGATCGTGCTCGCACCAACGGCCGCC